GCTATGGCAGTGGGAACGGCTGACCCAGTAAGTGATGCTCAGTCAACTTCAGTTTACGAGACTTCGGACGTTCTATGTTGATTTATATCGCTTTCATTATTGGTATAGCGGGGGTTTTATGCGTGTCTTACGGCGCGTGGCTCCTGCTTCCCGCTGCAGGTTTTATCACGCTTGGTTGCTTATGCCTGCTTTGGTCATGGATGGTGACTCGAGCCATGAGCACAACCAAAGGACCAGGTGAATAATGTTTATTCCACAAATGTTCAAGGGCTCCCGTCAGCAAGGTAACGACTGGTGGCGATGGGTGAGCTCTATTAGTGGCAGCTCTACTGCATCAGGTATCCATGTCACGCCAGAAAAGGCGCTAGCGCTTTCTGCTGTACGTGCTTGCGTTACCTTATTGGCCGAGTCAGTTGCCCAATTGCCCTGTGAACTTTATCGTCGCGAAGGGGATGGCCGAGTCAGAGCAACAGATCACCAGCTATACGACATTATTCACAACCAGCCAAACCAAAAAGACACCAGCTTTGAATACTACGAGCAATCCATGGGCTGTCTTGGGCTGCGCGGCAATAACTTCGCGTTAAAAGAATATGACAGCGATGGTTACATCAAGGAGTTGATCCCCATTAATCCTGACAAAGTTCAGGTATTAAAAGGGCCTGATGCGCTGCCTTATTACCATCTCATCGACTTAAACGAGACGTTGCCAGCAAGATTAGTCCATCACATCAAGGGATTTAGCCTTGACGGTTACATTGGTCTGTCACCCATTCAAACCAATGCCGATGTATTTGGGCTGGCGTTAGCGACAGAGCAGCACGCAGGCAATGTCTTTGCCAACGGTACCACGCTCAGCGGCGTGATTGAGCGCCCACATGAAGTAAAAGCGATTGACTCTCAAGAAAAAGTCGACGCGATCCTAAACAAGTTCAAAGAGCGTCACTCAGGCCTGCGTAATGCGTTTTCAGTGGCCATGCTGCAAGAGGGCATGAGCTACAGGCAGCTATCAATGGACAACGAAAAGGCCCAGCTGCTCGAGAGCCGTGGCTTTGGTATCGCTGAAGCTTGCAGGCTGTACAAAATCCCGCTGCACATGGTGCAGATGACAGAAAAAACCACCTCTTGGGGGTCTGGCATCGAGTCAATGTCACTTGGCTATGTGATTTACTCGTTGTTGCCATGGCTAAAACGGATTGAAGCTGCGCAAACCCGCGACTTGCTACTGCCATCAGAACGCGGCCAGTACTACATCGAGTTTAACGTGCAAGGGTTGCTGCGTGGCGACCAAAAATCACGTTACGAGTCTTACGCAATTGGCCGCAACTGGGGCTGGTTAAGTGTGAACGATATCCGACGCCTTGAGAACATGAGCCCAATCAAAGGCGGTGACACCTATTTAACCCCGTTAAACATGGTTCCAAGCAACTCAGTGCAACAACACCTGAACGCCACACCAGAGCAAATGCAGCAAATCGAGGCAATACTATGCAAGTAAACTACCCCAATTTAGCCAGCATGGTATTCAATACCCCATTGCTAGCCACTAGAACTGCAGTTGATGCCGTAAAATCAGTCCTGATCCCGCGCATCACTGGCAACTTGTCAATTGATATACCATCACTGCAACAAGATCAACAACCGCCAGAGCGACTTGCCACCATTGCGGATGATGACTGCGATGTTTCAGGTATGTACACCATTGCAAATGGCCGAGTAGCGGTTATTCCTGTTCATGGCCTATTAATGGCTCGCCGTGGCCACATCACCGCTGCCTGCACCGAGTTAAACAGCTATGAAAAGCTGCAAGACCGTATGACTCGGGCGCTTAACAACAACATGGTCGAAGAAATCGCCTTAGATTTTAATACTGGCGGCGGCATGGCGGTTGGCTGCAAAGAATTGGCTGATTTCATTTATCAATCGCGCCAAATCAAGCCCATTAATGCGATCGTCAACTACAGCGCCTATTCCGCTGGCTATTTTATGGCATCTGCGTGCTCAAAAATCATTGTATCCGCAACCTCTGGCGTAGGTTCAATCGGCGTAATTATGGAACACATGGAAGTCAGTAAATTAGAAGAAAAAGAAGGCCTTAAATTTACAACCTTCTACCGTGGCGACCATAAAAATGATGGTAGTCCACACGAACCCATCACCGAACAAGCGATCATCGAAATTAATGCTCGCCTAGACGAAACCTATCGAATGTTTACCGAGTCTGTCGCGCAATACCGCGGCATGGAAGTGCAAAAGGTCATCGATACCCAAGCCAAACTATTTGGCGCAAGAGAGGCCATCGCAATGGGGCTAGCCGATGAGCTAATGACGCCATTTGAAGCCATTAACGCCATTGCAAAACCCTACATGACGCAAAGTCGCCCAACAAAAAGCATTGGCATGCAAGCCAAAGCCATGAATATCAAAAACCAGCTCTAGCCACGCGGCGGGGCAAACAATGTGCAGCCAATAGGCTGCATTTTTTTCACCTGAAGGAGCTTTACCATGTTTAAAATCGAAGAACTTCGCCGCAAACGCGCTGAGATTAACGCTCAAGTGCAACTGCTAGCGGCAAAAGACGCTGAGGCATCTTTGAGCGCTGAAGAGTTAACTCAATTCGAATCCTTATCTAAGGAATTTGATGAGATTACCGCTCAAATCGGCCGCTTAGAGGCCGCAGAGCGCATGAATGCAACCCACGCAAAACCAGTTAGTAAAAATGGCTCTGCTGCGGTTCACACTAAAAAAGAAGCCGAGCAGTATCAAGGCGCGACATTTGCACGTTTAGCAATGTCTATTGCTGCCTCAAAAGGCGATTTGGAAGGCGCCGCGCGTTTTGCCAACGACACCATTGGCGACGGTAACGTAGCATTAGCCATTGAAACATCAGCGGGTTCGGGTGGCGCATTAGTACCGCAAAATACCGCAATGGAAGTTATCGAGCTATTGCGTAATCGCACCATTGTGCGCCGCTTAGGTGCGCGCTCAATGCCATTACCAAATGGCAATATGTCATTGCCACGTATGAGCGGTGGCTCAACTTCATCCTACGTTGGTGAAGGAACCGATGTTTTATCATCAAATGCATCACTGGACGATGTTAAATTATCAGCCAAAACCATGATCACCTTGGTACCGCTTTCTAACCAATTAATTGGTCATGCAGGCCGTAACGTTGAAGCCTTAGTGCTGCAAGATATGCTGTCATCAATGGCAGTGCGTGAAGATAAAGCCTTCTTACGTGACGATGGTTCATCATCAACACCAAAAGGCTTTAAAAAGACTGCTACTGATGCAGGTCGCACAGTTCCATGGTCTGGAACGGCAGATCTCGCCACTATCGATGCCTACCTCGATAACCTGATCCTGCAATTGATGCAGTCAAACTCGCTAATGATTTCACCTGGTTGGGGTTTATCACCACGAACATTTATGAAGTTGTTCGGCCTGCGTGATGGTAACGGTAACAAAGTTTACCCAGAAATGTCCTCTGGCTTGCTGAAAGGCTTCCCTATTCAGCATACCAACACCATTCCATCAAACCTTGGTACCGGCACCAACGAAACCGAAATCTACTTTGCTGACTTTAACGATGTTCTCATCGGTGAAAGCGGTAGTTTCGCAATCGACTTTAGCCGCGAAGCAACCTACAAGGACGATCAAGGCAACTTGGTTTCAGCGTTCAGCCGCAACCAATCGTTAATCCGAGTGGTTACCGAGCACGATATCGGCTTCCGCCATAACGAAGGTCTGGTATTAGGTACTGGCGTTACTTGGTAATAAGCGCTTGTAAATCAGCTAACTGATAAGTAACCAATTAAAATGGGGCGTTTGCCCCATTTTTTAGAGGAAATTGCAATGGCAAAGCCACCTGTAAAAAAAGAAGCCTCGACTGAAGCTGCAAAAGTCGTCGTTTTATTCACCAAACCATGGACCCGTTACTCACCTGCCGACGTAGCAGGGTTTGACGCAGAAACCGCAGAAAAACTCATCAAGATTAAGGTTGCAGAACCTTATGAAGCTGCGGCAGAACAAGCCGAAGGCAAACAGGAGTAAGCGACATGCCGCTGATCACCATTGAAGCTGCTCGGCGGCAAGTTAACCTGCTCGAGTCAGAAACCTTTCAAGACCCATATTTACAACAATTAATGGCCGCAGTTGAGGCGCATATTCGCCGCCGTTTGAACTGTACCTTTTTTGAAACTGCGGCCGAATATGAAGCGGCAGATCCAAAGCCACCAAAGGCAATCATCATAGAAGAAAGCCAAGACCTAACCCATGCCGCATTATTGCTATTGGCGCATTGGTTTACTAACCGTGAGGCCGTATCAACTGTGCAAATGGTTGAAGTCCCCGCGGCATTTGAAAGCCTGATCTTCGAATTTAGAGACTTGGCAATAGGATAAGCTATGGCAAGCGGCAAGCTACGGCATTTAATCGATGTTTTTACATCGCAAAAGCAGCAAGACCCACTAACGGGCGAAATGAAAAAGAATTGGGTGCCAGCATTTAAAACCATGGCCGATTTTATGCCGCTTTCAGTGAAAGACTTTATTGCTGCATCCGCTGCACAGTCGCAAATTTCAGGCAAGTTTGAAATGCACTTTAGGCCAGAATTCCCAACTGAGTTTCGCATTCGCCACGCAGGCAAGATTTATAAACCGGAAGGCGTTTTACCTGATAGCCAATCAGGCCATCAACGGATAATCATCCCGGTATCAGAAACAAAAGACGTTTTAGTAGGTTAACCATGAATACACCTCACATTTTCACCATTGAAAATACCAGTGAAATAGGTAAACCCGTCGAGGTGTTTTTAAACGGTAAAAAACTAGACCACTGCATTTATGCCGATACCAAAAATGGCAAGGTAGTGTTTTGTCCGCAGCCACTTAAAGTCCATAAACATAAAAAGAAAGTGATCTGCAAAACGTGTTACGGCCACGTCACAGTTGAGTACCAAAACAAAGTAGGTTAACCATGGCAGCAATCAAATTTGAGCTAATCGGCCTAAAAGAAGTCAGAAAAAAAATGGCAAAAGTGACCAGAACAATACTGGATGACGGCACCCGTCACGCACTCAGCCAAGCCGCCGAATTAGTCAAAAAAGCTGCCCAAGAAAACGCCCTAAAAATTGACGATCCAAAAACAGGGCGGCGGATCCGCGATAACATTATTTTGCAGTTTGGTAGCCGCAAATTTTTACGCGACGGCCTAATTATGTATCGAATTGGCGTAACGACACCAAGAGGTCGTATCCCAACACCAAACGAAGATGAAGGCTCAAAAGGCAGCACTCCACACTGGCATTTAGTTGAACTCGGCACCGAGCGTTCACAAGCAAAACCTTTTATGCGCCCAGCGCTAGCCAACAACATTAACCCAGTGATCGACAAAGTGATTACTGAGCTTGAAAAAGAACTAGATAAGGCACTTTCAGAATGAGCACCGCGCCTATTTTTGTGGTTTGCCGCAATAGTCCAGAGGTAACCGCGCTACTCGGCACCAACCCAACAAGGCTATTCCCATTTGGCCAAGCACCGCAGGACGTAGTAAAGCCCTACGCCGTGTGGCAAGTGATCGGCGGTAGCCCTGAAAACTATTTAGCCGGCAGACCAGATACCGATGCATTCACCCTGCAGGTAGATGTATATGCCGACTCAGGCAGCACAGCCTCAGCGGTGGGTGATGCCATTCGTTACGCCATTGAGCTTGATGCCTATACCACCAATTACAACGGTGATGACCGAGACAAAGAAACAGGCAATTACCGCCACAGCTTTGATATTGATTGGCTAGTTACTCGTTAGCCAGTCTCTATCAAAAAATTCCGCAACTTAAAACCAAAAGCCTCTGCACCTGCAGGGGCTTTTTTGTATCTGCCGCAAGGCTATTGTTAGGAGCAACAACATGAGTATGAAAACGCAGGGCACCCAGCTCTATGCACTAGATCCGGCAGATGATTCTGTTTTAGCCGTCATCGCCGTGACAAGTATCGACGGGATTGATAGCCCAGTTGACCCAATCGAAACCACTCCGCTTGAAGCTGATGCCCGTGAGTTTGTGGCTGGTTTAAAGTCACCAGGCGCGGCGACATTTGGCATTAACGTAGACCCAAAGCACGAAGCACACTTACGTTTACACCAACTCAAAACCGCAGGTACCACCCTTAAGTGGGCGCTTGGTTGGTCAGATGCTAAAGATGTTCCGCCAACAGTTACCAGCAAAGCCTTTGTGTTGCCGACAAGTCGTACATGGATCACCTTCGAAGGCTTTATGACTGCCTACCCATTTGCCTTTGCGCAAAACGATGTGGTTAAAAGCACTATCGGCATTCAAGTATCAGGCGATCCTGTGCTGACTCCTGCATCAACAACGCCGTAATTTCAGTTAAACCATACAAAAGCCCACCTAACCGTGGGCTTTTTGCTTTTTCATCTTAACTAACTTAATCCTAAGGAATAATCATGGAATTAAGTGTTGCAAACCTTCTTAAGACTGGTTCGATAAACCCAGCAGGTGAAACCTGCAAAGCAATTGTATTCATCCGTAAAAAGTCATTCGCTACCGCTAACATCGAAGCCAACAATTACAACAATGGAATTGATTCGCTTACGTCTCGCATTGTTTCAAGTGTTGTCGATGAGCAGGGCAAACCCCTGTTTGAGATTGACGACATTCTTGGCAATAAGGCCCATGGGCCGATTTGCGACTCATTAGGCATGGCCTTAATTGGCGCGATTAACGAAGTCAATGGCATCGGACTAAAACCTGACCCAAAAGCCTTACCGCCAACGACGAATTCTGGCACGAACTCGTGCTCGCAGGAGTCGGCGGACGAACCATCGAAGAAGCCCAGCAAAACCTCACGCACCGAGAAGTCATCGACTGGATCGCCTACAGAGCAAAGTTCGGCCCCTTAAGTGTTCAGGCGCGGCAAGAACGTATTGCCGCAGCGCAAATGCATCACCTCAATACCATTCATGGCGGCAAAGCCAAGTTTGAAGATTTTATGATCTTCAGCCAGTTAGACGAGGCCGAGCAGCCAGAAGCCACCGTTGACGATGTATTAATGATGCTCAAAGCCAGCGCAATTAAAAAGCAAACCGATTAACAGCAATAAGGCCAAGGACGGCCACCAAACCAACAGTAAAACCACGCCGTAAAACTAAGCAGGAACGCCCATGGGAAACCGCTCATTAAGCAATTTAACCCTCAATTTAATTGCCGAAACAGGCAGTTTTAACGTAGGGATGGAGTCAGCCGAGCGCAGTATCGACAAAGTTGAACGCGCCGCCATGAAGCAAAAAAACGCCTTGGTTAAGCTGATGGGCCAAATCGATCCCTTGGTGTCTGAATATGCCAAGCTCGATAAAATGGAGCGCCAACTAGAGCAGCACCGTGCAGAAGGACGATTGGACGGCAGCGAATACGATCTCTACTCAAAACGCTTAGCCCAAATGCGCTCTGAGCTGGGTAAAACCAGCGATGACTTTGATAAAACAGGCATGTCAGCCAAGCAAATGGCGTTTGCCACTCGAGGCTTACCTGCACAGTTCACCGACATCGCTGTATCGCTGCAAGCAGGTCAAAACCCGATGACGGTATTCTTGCAGCAAGGTGGCCAGCTTAAGGATATGTTTGGCGGTGTTGGCCCAGCGGCTAAAGCCATGGGCGGCTATATTATGGGGTTAATCAACCCATTTACCGTTGCAGCTACCGCCGCAGGTGTATTGGCACTGGCCTATTACCAAGGCAGTATCGAGGCCGATAGGCTGCGCAATGCGCTGATATTAACGGGCAACTCAGCAGGTACCACATCAGATAACTTAATGGATGCCGCCAAGCGTATTGATGCCATTAGCGGTACTCAACGCCAAGCCGCTGCAGCACTGGCAGAGGTCGCCAATACAGGCAAATTCTTTGGCGACCAAATCGAGCTCGTTGGCCTTGCGGCCATAAAAATGGAAAAAGTCACTGGCAAAGCAATGAGTGAAACCATTGCGGAATTTGTCAAACTGGCCGATGACCCGGTAAAAGCCGCAGAAGAACTCAATCAAAAATATAACTTTCTTACGGGCGCAGTTTATGAGCAAGCCGCCGCCCTTAAAGAGGCTGGCAAATCAAACGAAGCGGCAGAGTTAGTCTTTAAAGCGTATAGCGATGCTATTGGCAACCGCACAAGCGACATCACTGAAAATCTGGGTTATGTTGAGCAAGCATGGAAGGCGGTAAAAGATACATCCGCCGAGGCGTGGGACGCCGTACTAAATATTGGCAGACGTGAAACGATTGCCGATCAAATTGCTAAAGCCAAAGCAGAACTCAGCGGGCTAACAGGATCAACCCAGCTAAAAGTCGATATTTTAGCTAACACCAGCGGGCTTAATACTGGCGCTATTCCTGACGCTTACAAGCCAAACCTTGATGCCGCGAAAAAACAGGCAGAGCTGCTTGAAAAACAAATTGAGGATTTAGAGCTACAGCAGCAAGTGCTCAATGATATTGCTGAAGAAGAAGCCGCGCGCGCCAAAATAAGTAAAGACTCAATTGCCGCCCAGCGAGAAAATGCCAAATTAACGGAAGAAACCCTTACCAACGAGCAAAAGCGCACCAAGGCGATTAAGGAATACAAAGACAATATTGAAAAAATACGCAAGGACAATCCCAATAGCGCCTTGCTGGATCCAGATATAATTAAACGTGATCTCGCGTCAATAGAAGAAAAGTTTAAAGACTCTGCCAAAACTACCAAAGCCTTTGCCGATGATGCTGCAACTAGCTACCTTATGCGCCTGCGCGAAACTGAGGCCAGTCTTCAAGGTCAGTTAGACAGCAATACTAAGCTCACGCAATCACAAAAAGAGCTATTGCAGTTTGAGCAGCAAATCGCCGACATCAAAAACAAAGATGTACTCACAGCCCAGCAAAAAAGCCTATTGGCTGAACAGTCGGTGATCCGCGCCCAGCTTGAAAAAAACGTTGCCCTCGATGAAGAACTCAAAAAGCGTAACGAAGCGCTGCGCCTGCAAAGCTACAGCGCCAACCTTGCCGCCAACTTGGCCGCAGAACAACAACGCAATGCCGACAAACTCGCCAGCTTTGGCTTAGGCGATAAAGCCCAGCAACGCCTCGGCGATCGCCAAAGCATTGAGCGCGATATCGAGCGCGCTCAGGGTAAAGCGTTGTCAGATAACCTTGCAGGCCGCACCACCGATGAAGAGTATCAAGCCCAGCTGGCGATGCTTAAGCAAAACCTCAGCGAACGATTAGCCGCGCAAGATGAGTACTATATTGCCCTTGATGCCAAACAAGCCGACTGGACAAATGGTGCCCGTTCATCAATGCAAAACTACATTGATGCCGCAGCGGATACGGCTGGCCAAACTGAAAAGCTGTTTGATAGCGCCTTTGGCGGCATGACTGACGCGCTTACCGACTTTGTAACCACGGGTAAGGCCGACTTTGCGGAGCTAACCAAGTCTATCTTGGCTGATCTTGCCAAAATCGCCATGCAAAAAGCGATTGCAGGTATCGCCAGCAGTATTTTTGGTGGCTTCGCTGATGGTGGTGCCGTTGGCTATTCATCAGGTGGTTACACGGGCGCTGGCGGTAAATACGAGCCAGCAGGCATAGTCCATCGTGGTGAGGTGGTTTGGTCACAACAAGATATCGCCCGTGCGGGTGGTGTGGCCACGGTTGAAGCCATGCGTAAAGGCCACAAAGGCTATGCGGACGGTGGTGTAGTTGGCGGCGCAGCCTATAACGGCGTTCCTGCTGCCGCAATGGCTGGAACAAGTCCTAACGTCATCATCAATCAGCAAATTATTGTGCCAGAAAGTAATAACAATAACGGGGCTAACAATACAAATATGAACGAGGTTATTAAGGCTTACGCGGAGTCATCTAAGCAAGGTACTAAAACACAAATCGCGCTAGAACTTAGACCGGGTGGAATGATTTGGCGAGCAATGAAGGGAGGGTATTAAGGTGTATCAATATAACAAAGAGGTATTAATTACCTTGCTAAGTGATTCCGCTATTCAGTTTTTCTTTAATGATGTCACCCATAATACAACTGCAATAGAAATTCGGGAGAGAGTGAGAGCGTTTTCTGAGGTTTTAGCGGGAATTTTAGTCACTGTTTCTGCCGATGGTGATTACCGCATGGATATTGCCAAGCAGCTAAACGCCAAAACGCAGCAAGTGACCGCTGATATGGAAGCCATGATGATTGAATCTTTGCAGCCAAATGGGTTTATTTGGCAGAAAATTCAAAAAATGAAAGGCTTATAAATAATGCCTCAAACATTCACATGGGCGCCAGATAATGGCGCCACAGGCGACACCCAATATCGTACTCGCACCGCTCAGTTTGGTGATGGCTACCGCCAATCAGTAGGCGATGGCATTAACAGCAAGGTGCAGAGCTGGCCGCTGACGTTTACCAAAAACAAAGCCACGGCCGAGGCGATAGTCGCCTTTCTTGACGAACACCAAGGCGCTACGTCATTTATCTGGACGCCACCACTTGGCACTGCATCTTTATGGCAAGTTAAACAGGTCACCAACACCCCATTAGGCGGCGGCATGTATCGCATCGCCGCCACTTTCGAACAAGCATTTCATCCTTAATTAGGGCGCAATCCAATGGCATTTGAAACAATCAATCTTGGCACCCAGCCAGCGGGCACGGGTGGCGATACGGCTCGCTCCGCATTTGAAAAAACCAACCGCAACTTTTTAGCCGCAGATGTACTCTCCGCCGCCATGTCACAAGCGCAGTTTGAAGCGATTCGGGCGCAGAATAATGAAGAATTTGCAGCAAGTGGCTTTGTGCATTTTGGGAAACATGCACTTCAACTGCCTTCTATAGTTCCGATAAATCAAGGGTTATGGACGTTTCAGACTGTCGGGTTTGAAAATTCAATGGTTCTTGGGAGGGTAAGTGACTATGCAAAGGCAGGGTTATCAAAAGTTGAATCACCAGTATTAAATATTTCTGGAGTTATTTACTACTTATCGGCTAATGATGCAGGGGAAACGTTCATTAAATTCCCACAAGCGCCAGATGGCAAAACTACATATAACAAGTCAACAGGAATCGTTACAGCTCATGCCACAATCACTGCAGCTTTTAATGCTCAGTCAGCAGATCCTGTGAATGTTGAAGTAGTAACAGAAAGGACTGATTTATGGGGATTTGAGGCATGGCTTGAAGAAGTTAGTACAACTAATCCTTATATTTATCCAAATGGCCTAATCCAATCACAAGCCACAATGATGGATGGGGTAGCTACCTCAGCTAGTGCTCGTCCTGTGACTTACTATGCCGTGTTTGAAGGGGATACAGCTTCAAAAGGGATGGGGTTAAACTTTTTTGCACTGACAGATGCACAAAAGAAAAAGGTGTTAGCAAATCACAAAAATAACCTTGAGTATTTAGACGATGGTCGATTGGTACAATGGCGGTTACGTAGACGTACTATTGCCGGTGCTGGAAATGGAGATTGGGCTAACTTTGAATCAGCTAAGCTTTCTCAATCTTCTGCCAACTATCTCCAGTTTGCATCAGGCAAGAACATAGTAAAACCTCAAGGATTGAGGGATGTAGGAATAGGCAATTCTTTTAACTATCCCCTATATGCAAGTTTGGCTACAGCCGACGTAGTTCCAAAAGCAGACGCATCAATTTATGCAGCACTAAGTGCGGGAAAAACTCCTGATATATCTTCGGGAGTTAATGGAGAATGCTACTTTTTAGTTTGTGGAACTTTGGTGAGGCTGAACAAAGGGGCTTATCATCCTTCTCTTAATTATCTTGGAGCTGCGGATGTACAGAATTCCGGAGGCGGGGCAGATGTTTGGTATAACTCGAATCAAAGAGACTTAATCGTCTCGACGAAGAGCTGCTTTGAATTGAGTTTATATGGTGACATAGCTTCAGGTTACTCTGGCCGTCCAGATGGTAAATTATTTGATGGAATTTATCCCTATGGCCAAGGAGGTATTTGCAGAGATATGCGATATTCTGCTTATAACATCAGCAAAAGTGACCTTTTAAGAGCCAATCAAAATATTAATGAAGAAACATACAGAGGATTTGAGAAGCTTAAGCGCGCTACAGCATCTAACTCTACAGAGTTAAATGTGAGCGTCGGAGGAAGCTTTTTAGTAACTGAAGTTATTGGAGCTACAGTTGCGATAGCGGCTACAGCAGCTTTAAGTGATGGATGGATTGGTTATAAAAATGGGCAAGATCCAAATGGAACAATCAGTACATTCGCATTATCTAGGGATGCTTTATCAATTCCGACAGCAATAAGAACAACGGATAACGGCATATCATGGACACCATTTACTCCAGCCTTTAACGCAGCAAACAATAGTGTAACGTTAACTAATGAACCAGCTGCTAACATTGTCATACTGCAATACCAAGCCTTCGCCACCCAAACTGAAATCGCGGCAAATGCTGCGATTTATGGCCTAGTTCCGTACAACGTCTTTGCATCCTCTGACTATCGTCCTGAAAACGGTGCTCTGTTGGGTGAGTCGTTAATTGGTAAGGTGCTGAAAAATAACTCAGGCGTTTCAGTTAATAATAAGTCGCTATCATCATGCGCCATCGATGGAACTGGTAAATTAACCTCTGCTACAAATTTCGACGGGGTTACTCATCAAGCATTAACGCTTGGATCGCCAGCAAATAATTCACCAGCGTTTAAGGCGGTTAGCTATCTCGTCAATATCAACCAGCAAGCAGTTCCTCATTTTGCATACACCGAGCTTAAGCATAACGGCACCAACTGGGGTGATGATGGCAAAGTGACTATTGTCGATAACCAATCCACCAAAACAGACCTTAACGGAAACTCTGTTTTAGTGGGTACGGCCAAACTAAAAGAGCCGCTCGGTTGGATTAAGAACAAGCTTTAATAGGGGGCGCAATGCCAGATTTAACGATGTTTTACGAACTCGATGATGCGGGTTTGCCGGTGCTAGATGAGCACAATCAACCAGTAATACGCCATCGTCCAGAGTCAAAGTCTCTGGCCGATGTGCTTTTAGTCACTAGCTTACATGCCACTAATCCAGCAATGCACCATGTGATCGATAAGTTTATCTGGCTGTACGCTGTCACGCTGCAATGGGATTGGTTCGAGCAGTATCAAGCATGGCTTGCGCGTAAAACAGATGCTGAGCTTAATGCGCCAGCGCTACCGATTGAAATCCAAGATCAGCAAGCGATTGATCAGCCTTTATTTGCAGAGCCTGAACCTGTTCGTCCTGAACTTAAAACGATTGAGCAATATCGCGCTGAAATACTGATCGATGGCATCAGCATTGATGAATACCTATTCCGCACCCAACGTGCCGCGGCAGTAAATTCCATTACCGTGGAAGTTGATGGGCTAGTGTTTGATGGTGATGAACAATCACAACGCCGCATGTTGGCCGCAATCCACGCCTCTGAGGATGCCGGCATTACCTCCACCATTTGGCGTTTGGCTGATAACACCGAAACAGCCGTTACCGTGGATCAAATTCGCCAGGCGCATAGCTTAGCGATTATCGAGCAAGGCAAGCTATGGACCAAAGGTGCCGCCGATGCTTAGTGCTGATATTCAAACTCTCGAACCTGGCAATGAGATTATTCTCTATGAAATTGACGGTACAGCTTTTGGTGCCGATATCCTGCGCTTTCATTCCCATAATCTTGCATACACCGAAGCTGAGTTAACCCAAGCCGCACAAACACAGCAACCGTTAGCCGCAAAAGTCATTTATTGGCAGGGTGAAGAGTACAGCGCATGGCATGCGCAGTTAGAAGGGGTTGAAGTTAACTCAGATGGCTCACCCAGCACACCAACGCTAACGGTGGCCAACCTCGATGGCAGTATCAGCGCCTTGTGCTTGTACTTTCAGAACATGGAGCAAGCTAAGGTGACAATACACCGAACCTTAGCTAAATATCTCGATGCTGCCAATTTCTCTACTGGCAATAGCGAAGCGGATCCAACCCAAGAAGCGGTTGAGATTTGGTATGTTGATAAAAAAGTCAACGAGGATAACGTCGCTGTTACCTTTGAACTATCCAACCCAGCAGATTTATCGGGCTATAAAATCGGTAGGCAAATGACCGCCTATTGCTACTGGTGCCAACGTGGTGAATATCGCGGCGCTGATTGTGGCTACACGGGCGAAGCCATGTTTACCGATGAAGATCAACCAACTGATAACCCAGCGCTCGACCAGTGCTCAGGCACCATCAAAGGCTGCACCTTACGCTTTGGCGAAAATAATGAATTACCCCACGGCGGCTTCCCAAGCGTTCGGTTAATACGTTAAAAGCATTTTCCCGCCGTCGGCAAAATGGTCTAATACACTAAGCAGGTCCCTATGCATCCAACCATTTTACATGCCTTCAGTCAGCATGCGGCTAGTTGCTACCCTCACGAGTGTTGTGGGTTGCTGATCCAGCTTGGCAATAAAGCGCAGTATGTGCCATGCGATAACAAGGCAACCAACAAGGCCGATGAGTTTGCGATTGATCCGCAGCAATACTCTGATATTGAGGAGTTAGGCGCAATCATTGGCATTTTCCACAGCCACCCAGACGCCAGCAGCAAACCCAGTGAGCGCGATCGCGCCATGTGTGAGGCTAGCGGCTTGCCATGGCATATCCTCAGCTGGCCTGATGGTGACTTACGCACCATAGTGCCAACGGGTGAGCGTAAACCTCTGCTAAACCGTCCGTTTGTCCATGGAGTGTGGGATTGCTATAGCTGCGTGCGCGACTGGTACAGTGAGGTGCAACAAATCCTGTTGCCAGACTTTGAGCGCCAAGACGGTTGGTGGGAAGGCGAACAAGAGCTTTACCTCGATAACTTTGCCAAAGCGGGATTTGTGGCGCTGCCAAATATCAATCTAGCCGATCTACAAATTGGCGATGTGTTCTTAATGCAAATCCAAAGCCAGCGAGTTAATCATGCTGCTGTTTATGTTGGCGAAGGCAAGATCTTACATCATCTCTATGGCCGCCTTAGTCGCTACGATATCTATGGCGGATACTGGCAACGCAACACCCGATTAATTGTGCGTTATAATCAACTTTTACGGTATTAACTTTAATCAGTATAAGGACATACAAAATGAAGTATTTACCATTTTATTTAGTCTTATTACTCACATTAAGCGGTTGTGGTAATGATGAACTTCCAAATCAGCTTCTATGGGAAGATCTTCCAGTTGGAGCATCCCCTGAGTATGTATTAAAAGCAGTAGATGGCTCAAAAAGAATCGATATGCCAGCAGGTTGCGCGGGTGAAGGCCACGATGATTTAGTTCGAAAGGTCGGATTATTAATTGCTAATGTCGAGTTTAATGTCGTATTTGAGTTTAAAGATAATGGCTTAGTTGGTGTTTGTCTTTATCCAAATATGCACAATTTCGAGATACCAAATGATGGAGTATTTGCAGAAATTAAAGATAGGTTTATGGCTAAATACGGTAAACCGATTTTAGAAGATTCAAACGCGTTGGGGATTGATGGTGTAGCTTACCAAGCTAGCTGGCTGTTACCTCCAAAAGCGTTAATAAAACTGTGGTACACCAGATCATCGCTAGATGAAGGTAATGGTTCTCTTGGAATCTTGTATTACCTGCCTGAGATTGAGATTGAAAAAAACAATTAACAATCTGGTAAAGCTAAACATTAATTGTTATAAAAAGTTTAAAATTTCATTCTAAACTTTTCAGCTTCAACTTTGTATGTTGTAAGTCTAGAAAAGTTATCTGGAAGTTCACATTTTTCATGGGCACCATTATCAATAAAATCAATAATATGGTAAGCGTTTGCTTCAATCGCCCCGAATGTGTATACGATATAGGAATCACTAGTGGGAATTCGTTTTTGTGCCCATTCTTGCGGGCAAGTGATTCCTTTTACAAAAATATGAATGTGGTGAACTTCGGCTTCAAGAATTGTAGAAGGTCGAGTGAATGGAGCATCTTTGCCGATGTAATCAGCTTTTATGCGTTTTTTAAGGGCTTTAGTCGAAAAATAAAGCTCTAAATCCTTTTTAAGTTTAGATAGCTCAAAGCCTGCGGCTTTGAGCTTCTCTTCAATACCATCTTTGAATGTGACTAAGATAGACAACCAGTAACTCTCCGTTGTTTTCAGTGTCTTCCATAGACCTGGTTACTAGCATCTGTAGCAGCTTGCCAAAATTCAGCTGTAGGATGGAAGTGCGTTTCATTAACTATTTCAGTAAAACCAAGTTGTTCAGCATAAAAGGAGGTTACATTTTCGATTACGCGGTGTAATTGAACATTTGCAACAACAGATTTTCTTAGTAAGTCATAGGCTTCAGCACCTGCACTTAATTTAATCTGTTCGCTATGTTCCTGCCAGAATGCTTTGGATAGCTCACTTCTTCCTTTCCAGATGGATTCTAGGCTAACAAGTTTAGTGTACTGGTCAGGTGATAGTTCACCACCATTACAGATTTCATAGTAATAGGTTCTAAAACCTAGCAATACCTCTTCAATTTGATTAAGGCATTCAGCTAATGCAACCATTTCTGGGCACTGGCGTTGTTTACAGTCCAATATTTCAACTTTTGGACTACTTAGCAGGCTAGCTTCAACATTGTTTGTTGAAAAAGCAGCTGCAATGATGGTGGCGATTAGCATAGCAGATCCCCCCTTCATGATGTGTTACTCCATTAAGTGTAGCGGCTAACTCCGAACTATGGTGATTTTAAGGTAAATACCCATATCAAGAGGCCGCGCTATTATCCATAGTATCGCTTAAAATACAAGCATCGCTTGTTTTATTTGTATAGTCGATAAGTCAAACTTACACGCTGTTTGGGTTAAAAACCACAGCAAAAGCAAAAAATTCTGTTGTAAATTACAATATTTTCAATTGTCTGGTTAAATATACAGTATATGAAGTGATGTCTGAGCTAATTATGAAGACAACAACACGTTATTGTTAAAATTAGCCATAAAGAATATGCTGCTATAAAAATGCAAAACAGTAACCAAGATAAGGCCACCACGCGGTGGCTTTTTTATTGTCTAAATGCTGCTTAAATCAGGTCTTATATGAATTCACTTACCACGATCAAACTATCAGGATCCTTAGCGGCTAAGTTTGGCCGCGTTCATCAGCGATTGCTAGAAACTGGCACAACAAATGAAGCTTTTAGCGCTCTTAAAAATACCCTGCAAGGCTTTGAGCTATTCATCAAAGAACAGGCAAAGCTCGGCTTGCGGTATGCCATTTTTCGCAATGGCCGCAACACTGGACAGGATGAATTTGATTTAGCCGGCACTCGCGAGATCAGGATTGTGCCTGTTATTGGTGGCAGTAAGCGAGCAGGAGTAATGCAAACTATTATTGGCGCTGTTCTTATTGTCGTTGGCGTTTTTACAACAATATTCGGCGACTATAGCGGTTCTGTAATTCAGGTTGGTGTGGCAATGGTCGCCGGCGGCGTGGTGCAAATGCTTTCACCCCAAGCCAAAGGACTAAAGGGCAGGGAAGCCGCCGAGAACGCGCCAAGCTATGCCTTTGGTGGCGCGGTTAACACCACGGCAGCGGGTAATCCAGTTGGCATTGGCTACGGTAAGCGCCGCATTGGTGGCGCCATTATTAGCGCTGGCATTTATGCAGAAGACATAGCAACTAGCAAGCGCCCAATTCAATCTGGTGGCAGTAATGGCGGCAATCAACAGGAGCCTTAACTAAATGGGTATTCCCGCATTAAATCAACAACTCGTTATCCATGGTGCTAAAGCAGGCGAAAGCGAGCAGCGTACTCCAGTTGAATCGCCAGATGATCTGCGCTCCATCGCCAAAGCTAAAATATTGCTGGCGATCGGTGAAGGTGAATTTGAGGGCCAATTATCCGGCCAAAATGTGTTTTTAGATGGCACACCTCTGCTAGATGCCAATGGCGCTGAAAACTTCCCCGGTGTGATTTGGGACTTTCGGCCGGGTTCTGTACATCAAACTTATATTCCTGGCTTACCATCGGTTGAAAACGAGGTGGCATTAGGGATTGAGTTAAAATCAGAGCAGCCATACACCAAAGCCATTACAAACTCACTGCTCTCTGCAGTTCGGGTGCGCTTTCGCTGGCCAGCGCTGCAACAGCAGCTTGATAACGGCGATGTAAACGGCTATCGCATTGAGTACGCCATTGATCTATCAACCGATGGCGGTAGCTATCAAACGGTATTGAGCACAGCGGTTGACGGCAAAACTACCCAGCCCTATGAGCGCAGCCACCGAATTGATTTACCTGCTGGCAATATCTGGCAGATACGCATTCGACGCTTGACGCCAAACCAAAACAACAACCGTGTGGCTGACTTAATGCAAATTGCTGCGATCACCGATGTGATTGACCGCAAGCTAAAGTATCCAAATACGGCATTGCTTTATGTGGAGTTTGACGCCAGCCAATTCCAAAATATCCCAGTGGTTTCGTGCGAACCCTTTATGCGCAAGGTAAGGGTACCAACAAACTATAATCCGCTAACCCGCGAATATACAGGAGTGTGGGACGGTAGCTTTAAAATCGCATGGACCGATAATCCAGCATGGGTGAGTTACGACATCATCCTCGATGACCGCTTTGGCACAGGCAAGCGGATCAATGCGTCGCTGGTGGACAAATGGGAGCTTTACCAAATTGCGCAATATTGCGATCAACTGGTACCAAACGGTAAAGGCGGCATGGAGCCTCGCTATATCTGCAATATCTACATTCAGCAAGCGGCTGAAGCATGGCAAGTGCTGCGTGATTTAGCGTCTATCTACCGTGGCATGACGTACTGGTCAAACGGCCAAATGTACTCAGTGGCAGACATGCCTCGCGATATGGATTTTATCTACACCAATGCCAACGTGATCGACGGCAAATTTAGCTATTCATCCAGTAGCGAAAAGGTGAAATACACTCGCGCTTTAATTAGCTGGGATAACCCTGATAACGCCTATGAATCCGATGTTACCTCGGTATCAGATCAAGCCTTGCAGCGCCGTTATGGCGACAACGTAGTCGAATTATCCGCCTTAGGTTGCACCCGTGAATCAGAGGCGCAGCGCCGCGGTAAGTGGGCAATCTATACCAATAACAATGACCGCGCGGTTAATTTTAAGGTTGGAATGGATGGCAGCATCCCGTTACCTGGTTATGTGATTGGTGTAGCCGATCAACTGATTGCTGGTAGCCGCATTGGTGGGCGAATCTCGGCAGTGAGTGGCAAACAGGTCACCTTAGACCGTGCTGCCACTATCGCTGTTAACGATCGCTTGATTATTAACTTGCCAAGCGGCAAGGCTCAGGCGCGTACCATTGAGGCCGTTAATGGCCGAGTGGTAACGGTAACTACTGAATACAGCGAAACGCCATTGCCACAGCTGTTATGGTCGGTTGAGTCAGACGAGCTAAAGCTACAGCAATTTAGAGTGCTGCGTGTCGCCAAAGCCAATAGCGATAGCATTGAGTACGAGATCACCGCAGTTGAGCATAACCCAAGTAAATACCCCTATATCGACACAGGCGCACGGTTAGAAGATCGGCCAATTAGTAAATTGCCCGCTGGGGCGCAAGAAGCACCGGCTACAGTGACCATCAGCCAGTCAACATTTACTGAGCAAACACTGTCAGTCACGACTATGACAATTCAGTGGGCCACAGCTAAAAATGCCGTGGCTTACGAAGTGGAATGGCGCAAGGACTCAGGCGAGTGGGTTAAGTTGCCAAAAACCAGCGGTACCTCGGTTGATATTCGCGGCGTTTACACCGGGCAATATCTTGCTCGAGTGCGTGCAATCAACTCTGTTGATGTGTCGTCAGTGCCTAAATTATCCGACCTAACCAATATCACGGGCAAAACCGGATTACCGCCAGCGGTGGCCTCGTTCACCACCACGCCGTTAGTGTTTGGCATTGCGTTAAATTGGTTATTCCCTGCTGGTGCAGAGGATACCTTGCGCACCGAAATTGAGTACGGTCCCAATAATAACGAGAGTGGCATGATCAAGCTTGGTGATTTTGCTTACCCGTTAAACAGCCACACCATGACAGGGCTTAGTGCCGGCGCTAGCTTTTGGTTTAGAGCGCGGTTAGTTGACCGCACAGGCAACGTGGGCCCATGGTCTAACTTTATAAACGGCCAAAGCTCAACCGACCAAACCAAATATGATGAGTACTTTAGCGGGCGCATTACATCATCAGCACTCGGGCAAGAGCTGCTATCAGAGATTGAGCTGATCCCAGTCATTAAAGTCGAAACAGATAAAATTCCCGAAATTGAGAATGATATTGCAACTGCACAGAGCAAAATTGAGCAAATGCAAGCTGATATCGCCGACATTGCAGGGGCGCCAGACTGGGACAGCAATACTGCTTATCTCAGTGGGCAATTGGTCAAATATCAGGGCAAATTGTATTCGGCTAAGCAAGATGTTCCCGCAGGGACGCTGCCAACAAACTCGACTTATTGGACAAAAATAGGCGAGTACTCAACCATCGGTGAGGCGCTTGCGGCATTAACTGTTCGAGTGGATACCGTTGAAACATCGATAGAAGAGATTGATGGAAAGCTCACGGCCGAGTCATCACGGATAGATGGTATTTTTGCCCAAGTCAATCCGCCATTAGCTGGGGATATGGGGTGGAATGCGGGTACCACTGTGGTTTTTGCTGGTGTTTGGTCTGAGCAATATGCAAGAGCATCAGCCGATGAAGCCTTAGCAAAAAGTATTGATGCAGTGTCAGCCAGTATTGATAAAAACACTGCCGCCATCATCACAGAGCAAATGGCGCGAGCCACTGCAGATGAATCGCTGGCAAACCAAATCATCAGCATTTCAGCCACAGTCAATGGCAATGCGGCGTTAATTAAGCAAGAGCAAACCGCCCGTGCAGATGCTGATAGCGCCTTAGGCCAACGCATTGATACCGTGCAGGCCACAACTGGTGCTAACACCGCCGCAATTCAGCAAGAACAAACAGCCCGTGCTAATGCCGACAGCGCCTTAGGTCAGCGCATTGATACCGTTCAAGCCACAACTGGTGCTAACACTGCAGCAATCCAGCAAGAACAAACAGCCCGTGCTAATGCTGATAGTGCTTTAGGCCAACGCATTGATACCGTTCAAGCCACAACTGGATCTAACACGGCAGCAATCCAGCAAGAACAAACAGCCCGTGCTAATGCCGACAGCGCCTTAGGTCAGCGAATTGATACTGTGCAAGCCACAACTGGGGCTAATACCTCCGCAATTCAGCAAGAACAAACCGCCCGTGCTAATGCCGACAGCGCCTTAGGTCAGCGCATTGATACTGTGCAGGCCACAGCAGGCGCTAACACTGCTGCTGTACAGCAAACATCAACTGCATTAGCTGAGTTAGATGGCAAACTGCAAGCAATGTACTCGATTAAGGTTGGGGTAACGGCTGACGGTAAATACTACGGCGCAGGCATGGCAATTGGCGTGGAAAACACGCCAGAAGGGATGCAGTCGCAAGTTCTCTTTGCTGCGGATAGATTTGCAATCATCAATCAAGTAACTGGCACAACGACTATTACCACCCCATTTGTAGTCGAGAATGGGCAGGTTTTTATGAATTCAGCATTTATCGGTGAGTTGCAGAATAAAACTTTAATACAACGAGAAGGAGGATTTTTATCAGTTTATGGAGCAGGGTTCGGCGTAAACAATGAGTTTATTGACTGGTACGGTCCAGATGTTGGCGATATATCAAACTGCTCAAAATCGAATGCGATAACCTACAGAACTAACAATGGTGATGCATACTTTGGTGGAACACTAAGTGCTGGGGTATTAAAAAATGGAGCATCATATACAACAAAAACAATCTATACATCAGCAATAAGCCCATTAACCATTGGCCCATTTGGGACAAATGGGAAAACTAAAAACTTAGTTTTTTCATACAGCTGCACTGCTAGTTATGAGCAAGCTCTCGATCCTGGTAATTTGACAAATGCAGAAGTTCTTACAATGAAAGTTCAGCGGTTTGTTGGTAGTAGCTGGGTTGACGTTCCAGGATCTGCTATTACACTTAACGGAAATGTTGAAAAAACTACAAATGATGAAAACATCCCTCCTACTTATAAAGTCTTTTATAGTTGCTCAGGAAGCGTAACTGTTAGCGACAATCTAAGTAACTCAACAAGTGATGTAACATATAGAGTATATGTATCAAGTCACACACGGCCATTTAACAATGGCATAGTTAATAGTCAAACACTAACCCTAGTATCAACAGAACAGTAGATTTTTAAAAGCCGCATTAATTTTATGCGGCTTTTAATGCTGGTTTATGTTTCATATCCATTAAAATAGGGCTCACTGTACGACCAACTGCAATTAACGTATAATTATACCACTTTTGGAACTGTGTACATGGCTGTGTACATGCAAACAAAATATACAGAATGCGAGGTGACAAAATCCTTGTTTTCAAAAAGAATTTTATTGAAGATATAACTAATGAGTGAAAAATTGCAGAAAGTCTTGGCCCGTGCAGGCCATGGCTCCCGTCGTGAGATGGAGGCATGGATTGCTGCAGGCCGAGTT